GTAGATACAAAACATAAAGACTATGCAGACATCGAGAAGCGCTGGAAAACGGTTGAAGATGTTTGTGCTGGGGCCTATGCAATGAAGCAGGGTCGGGAAAACTACTTACCCAAGCCGAATGCGAGTGATGATACGCTTGAGAATAATGCCCGGTATGATGCTTATCTAACCCGGGCTGTTTTTTTTGAAGTCACTAAAGATACGCTGCAAAAACTAATTGGAATTGCATTTGCTGAAGATCCGGCATTTGATCCAGACGGCATGGATTTCTTGGCAAGTAATGCAGATGGATCAGGCAAATCCCTGTTTCAATTGAATCAGACCGCCCTGGAAGGATTACTTAAAAAAGGCCGTGGCGGTTTCTTTGTGGACTACCCCAAGACTGAGGGCAGCACTTCACTGGCAGATGTGGAGAAGCTGGGTATTCGTCCAACTGTAATTTACTACAAGGCTGAAAATATCCTGAACTGGCGTGTAAAACGTGTTGGTTCACTTTATAAAACGTCATTAGTGGTTTTAGCTGAGAAAGATACTGTTGTTGATCCGCTGAACGAATTTAATCTTAAAGAGATCAAGGTTTACCGCGTACTGCGTCTGGACAAGAACAATGAATATAGTGTGCAAACTTATTCAGACCGTACTGGTAATCTGGCAGCAGACACTGATCCTTATTATCCCACTCAAGCCAACAAGCAAACATGGAATGAAATACCTTTTCAGCCTTTGGGTTCATTCTCGAATGATTGGGCAATGGACACTATTCCACTTGAATCTTTAGCGCTGATGAACATTGCTCATTATCATAACTCTGCGGAGTATGAGAACAGCGTGTTTTATGCAGGACAAGTTCAGCCGGTCATGACCGAACTGGATTCTGAATGGCGCGACTGGTTGCAAGAAAAAGGGGTTCGGTTGGGTTCGGGCAACGTTCTGATGCTGCCTGTAGGTGGGAAGTTTGATTTCGTTCAGCCTGATGAGCGCACTTTGGCCAAGTCAGCCATGGAAGCCAAAGAGAAATATATGGCCTCATTGGGTGCTAAGCTGCTTGAGGAAAACCAGGTGGTGAAGACTGCAACTCAATCAAACAATGAAGCCCTGTCACAGTACAGTGTTCTATCACTTTGTGTGGCCAACCTGAACGAAGCTGCTGAAAATGTATTGCGCTGGTGTGCCATGTACTTTGGTGCAGGTGATAAAGCCAAGTTCAGCATCAAACAGGACTTTGCACGCGGCAAGCTCAGCACTGAAGATCTGAAGTTCTACTTTGAGCAGGTGCTGCAAGGCAAAATGAGTATGCGGACATTTCATGAGTTACGCACTACCGGCAAAGTTCCAGAAGTCGATTTTGATGAAGAACAGCTTCGAATTGAGCAGGAAAATGAAGGTAAGGCTGCTCTGCCAGTTGAGTAATCGTTATGAATCAACAAGTGTCTATGCTGGATGCTCTAACCCAGCATCAGGCCTACTTGCAGCGTGCCAGTACACAAGCTGTAAATGAAGTTCTCAAGCCATTTAACAGCAATTCAAACCGGATGCTATCTGAGCTGCGAGACCTGCTTGATGAGCTGTCAGAAAGCGAGAAAAGTGCCCTAGCTGGTGGTCAATATACAACGCCGGCATTGCGTGAGATTCGGGACCTGATTGGTGACTGGTTTACTGCATTAAATGCTGCGTTGCCTGAAGTTTTTGCGGCATCTGCTGTGGCTTTAGCGGTTTATGAGGCCCAGTACATTTATAAGCTGATGGATGAAACAACACCGGAAGTAGACGGTGAAAAGCTGCTTAAAGCTGCCAAGAAATTACCGTTTGCAGGTGGAAATCTATTGGATCAGATGTTCTCAAAGATCAGTGCTGATACGCGTGCCAGAGTGGAGTACACCATTCGTGATGGCATTGCTCAGGGTCAGACCAATCAGCAGATCATACAGCGCATCAAAGGCCGTAAGGCTGTGGATTATCAGGACGGTATTTTAAACCAGTCCAGACAGTCTATTGATGCGATTGTACGGACCGCAAGAAGTCATATTTCTAATATCTCTTATAGCGAGATGTGGAAGGCTTTGGGATTTGAGTATGTGAAATTTGTAGCCACTTTAGACGGACGCACATCTAAAACCTGTGCCAGTCTGGATTCTAGTGTCTATCCGGCTGATGGTTCATATCCCAGACCACCACTGCATCCACGCTGTCGTAGTTCAATTGTAGGCTGTAATGCTGATGGTGAAACAATAGGGAAACGGCCTTTTGTTGCTGATGACCGATCTGTAAAAGATATTCCAAAAGATGAGCGGACCGGAAAGATTGGACAGGTTGACTCAAATACCTCTTATGCAAAATGGTTCAGCAATCAATCTGCTGACTTTCAAAAAGAATGGCTTGGGCCTAAACGGTATGAACTCTATAAACAGGGTAAGTATTCGATAGACAAGTTTGTTGACCCACAAGGCAAGCCGTACACATTGGCAGAGCTTGAAGCACTAGACCAAAAGACATTTAAGGAGTTGGGATTGTGAAATACCGTAAAAAACCTGTTGTGATTGAAGCGTGGCAAAATAGTGATGAAAATGAGTTCCCAATATGGGTTGATAATGCAGATGTTGGGCGTGAGCCGGGCGGGGTAATTCTTATCAACACATTAGAGGGTGTGATGAAAGCCATGCCGGGTGACTACATTATTAAAGGCGTTCAGGGTGAAGTCTATCCATGCAAGCCAGACATATTTTTAGCAACTTATGAAGAAGCCGAATAATTAACCCAAATCAAAACCTAGACCCAAACGGGTCTTTTTTTATGCCCGCAGTTTGTGACTGCACAACGCTCGGAGAGCACAATGTTTGAATATGAACTCGATAGCCTAGAGGGCTTGGAAGAAGCACATAAAGCATTTTATGAAGAAAAAGACGGCAAGTTCTTTTTAAAAGTAAAAGGCGTTCCACAGCCGCAGAACGATGATGGTTTGCGGAAGAAAGTTGATGAGCTGCTGGCTGAAAAGAAAGCTGAACAGCAAAAACGCAAAGAAGCTGAAGATCTGGCCCGTAAAGAAGCTGAAGAAAGTGCCCGTAAGAAAGGCGACATTGATGCTTTGGAAAAGTCTTGGCAGGAAAAACTAACAAAACGCGAAGCTGAGCTGCTAGAGCAGAGCAAAGCACTCGAATCTCAGGTCTACCAGCTTACGGTAGGTCAGACTGCTTCAACACTTGCAAATGAGCTGGCTGTGTCAGGTTGTTCAAGTGTACTACTTCCACATATCACAGGCCGTTTGCAGGTCGAAACTGTAGATGGTCAAGTCAAAGTTCGGGTGCTTGATGCGCAGGGCAAACCAAGTGCTGCAACGATTGACGATCTTAAAAAAGAATTTCGTGACAATCCGGCATTTAAGCCGTTGATTGCTGCGTCTCATGCATCAGGTGGTGGGGCTAATGGTGCTAATTCTGGCGGTGGTGCTGCCAAGAAACCAAGTGAAATGTCTTTAGCTGAACGCGCTGAGTGGCAAGCTCGTGATCCGGCTGGATTTGAGCAAGCTCGTGCGAATGGCGATTTTAATAATTATTAGGAGTAACTTATGGCTACATTAGCCCAAGTATTTAACCGCGCAGTTCTGCTGTCATACATTGCGCCAGACCCGATGAAAGTATCACCATTGGTTCAGTCTGGTGCTTTTGCCAGTGATGGTCGATTACGCTCACTATTAACCAGTGGTGCCAAGACTTTTGAAGTGCCATATATCAATGGTATCGATGGCAACCTGGAACCAAACTACAGCAACACTATCGTAACCGACCTTGCAGAAGGTCGTGAAATTGATGCTGGCTCAATGACTGGCCGACTTGCATTCCTGAACGAAGGTTTTCTTGAATCAAATCTCGGGCAGTACCTATCTCAGGTCAATTCACTCGAACTCATTGGCGGCCTTATCAATGGATATTGGCAGGATGCTGGTGAAAACCGGGCACGCGCCACAGTAATTGGTTTGCGTAATTATGATCAGGCCAACGGTAAATCATTAACGGTTGATATTTCTAAGACCTCATCTGCTAACGAAGCTTCTGGTTTTAGTGTTGATGCATTCATTGATGCTGAATCAACCATGTCGCGCAATCGTCGTGGTAATGGCGTGATCTTTGTTCACCCTCTGATTGCGGCAAAAATGCGGAAGCAGAATCTGGTAGAGAAGGTGACTAACAGTGCCAACTTACCGCCAGTTGATGTTTATAACGGGCGTACCGTAATTGAGACAGATTTCGGCACCAAGATCGGCAGTGGTGTTAATGCTCAGTTTGTTTCGATTCTTGCTAGTAATGCAGCATTCTCTTATGACGCAGTTCCAGGGCCAAAAGATATGACCCTTGATGAATCACAGGCAACCGGTAACGGTGGTGGTCATGATCGTCTATGGACTCGTCGCAATATGCTGATTCATCCACAAGGTTTTAGCTTCGTTGCCCCAGAAAACACCTTAACCGGTGGTACGAAGAATGAGGCGCTATCTGCTTCATGGGGCGACCTGCAGAAAGCTGAAAACTGGGCAATGGTCAGCGGTGCTTCATCTGTTCCATTCCGTTTCCTAATCACCAACTTGTAAGGAGTAGGACATGCTTCCTAAAGACTTAGTAAAACCGGCTATCAACTACACGTACCCCTCGGAACGCGCCTACATTGATGAGTCGGGCAGCACTTTAGCCAATGGCAAGGTTTTTGATGAAACCAAGTCTGGTAAAGACTACGGCATTAAAGACCCGGCAGTAACTGAACCGATTACTGGTACAAAAAGTGAAACTGGCAACGGCTCTGGAACCCCATAAGGAATAACTCATGAACTACGTCACTGTTGATACTGTCACTGAAAAGCTTGGGCCTTTATGGTGGGGCAATGGTGACGCAGCGCAAGCTGTTATTCGAGCAAATGCCTGGCTGAGTGCTAGGCCTTTGCGTACTTTTGAACAAGATTTAATACCAGATAATGTAATGCTGGCCGGTGCTTATTTAGCAAAACTGGCAGCAAATGGACAGCTATATGCTGACCGAACCGAGGGGCTTATTTCCTCAAAGCGTGTGAAGGCCGACACAGTAGAGTCAGAAAAGACTTATGTGGCAGGTCATGAGCAGGGCAGATTAGGGGATATGGATTTTATTGAAGATCTTCTTTTTCCTTATCTGAACAAGGGTTTTGCATTTAGTGCACCAGTAATTAAGTGAGGAGACTATGGGCCTACGTGATGAAATCCAAGCCGATATTGCCGAAGCTTTTAATACAGACTTGGCTGATGCAATAACTCCTTTCACCTGTATACGAATTACAAGGGGTAATTGGGACCCGGTAGAAGAAACTTATGATGAAACCCGATTTGAATATTCAGGTCGGTGTGTGGCTGGCTCATACAATCAGCAGGAAATAATCACTCTAGGTGTACTTGCCACAGATAAAAAGGCCACGCTTCTACAGAATGAAGTTACAGCAGAGCCATTGGTTGATGATGAATGGCAGTTAACTGATGGTAAGTACCGGGTGATGCATAAGAAGCAAGATCCGGCAGGTGTATCTTGGACTATCCAGCTGAGGAAAGTGTAATGGCCTGGAAAAACAAACCGAGTAACTTTTCCTTCAACATCAAAGCGGATGCCGAGAAGTTAATCAAAAATATTGCGGCTGATGTGGCTCAGGGTGTGGTTATGGCAACGCCAGTCGATACGGGTGCTGCACGTAATAACTGGATTATCTCAGATAAGCCGGATTATTCAGTGAATGAGGGCTCGGATAAGTCAGGACAAGGTGCACTTCAAAAAGCATTCGTCTTTATTTCCCAAAATGCAAAGCTAGGCTCGATGGTCTATATCCAGAATAACTTGCCATACATTGAACGGCTTGAAGATGGTTATTCTCAGCAGGCACCAAGCGGCATGGTAAGCACAACAATGGCAGCAGTCAGACAGAAGTACGGTGGCTAGTATGGCAATGACACTTGAAGAAGCGCGTAAAGCAATTACAAGTCGGCTTATCACGTTTACCGGCCTTGCTCAGGACAGGATTCATTTACCCAATAATGCTGATTTTGTTGTACCAGAGAAAGGCCTTTGGTGCCGCGTTACCATCAACTATGGCCCGAGCTTTATTACAGGTTTAGGTGACGGCCTGTGTTATCGGGATGTTGGACAGATTGCGATTCAGTGCTTTGGCCGAAAGAACACTGGTGAGAAGGCACTAACACAGCTTGCAGATTACTGGCGTGATCATCTTCGTGAACTGGCCGTAAGTCATTTGGAAATCCCTTTAGTCCACGCGCCAAGACGCTCAGAAGATAGTGACTTTGTGCAATATCTGATACTTGCTGATTTCAGAGTTAATTAAAAACATTCAATTTATCCACCGCCTTAATTGGCGGTTTTTTTATGCCAAAAAATAAGGAGAGCAAAATGAGCTCTGGTGCAAAAATTCGCCTCTACTATGCAGCAGAGGAAACCCCAGAAGTATTACCTGCTGTACCCGTATGGAAAACAGTTCGCCGGGTCACAGATGGCCTTTCAGAGTCAGTAACTACCGAAACCTCAAATAGCGTTTCAGACACACGCTTCCGTCAAGGTGGGATGGCGACTGAAGCAGAGATTACTGGCTCGCTTGAAGTTGAGCTATCAATCGGCCTGTTTGATGATTTCTGGTCAGCAGTTGCTATGAATGAGTGGGTAGCCAATGTATTGAAGTTTGGTGGTGATGTTCGAAAAACATTTACCTTCGTTAAACACTATTCAGATACGGGCCAAGTCTTTATCTATCGCGGTGTCCGTATCGGTGAGGCCTCACTATCTATTGCGACTACAGGCAAAATCACAGCTACCTTTGGGCTTGTCGGCACCGACTTTGAGCGCACTACTGTAAACCCAGTGGTTGATGCTTTACCTGTACCTGAAGCGGTCATGGTTTCTGCTCTGAATGTAGGCGACTTGACTGTTAATGGTCAAGGCATTGTCGGTACATCTTGCTTGCAGTCACTTGAGCTTAATATTTCTAATAATCTTGAAGCAATTCGCTGTATTGGTAATCAAAAGCTTTCAGCTCAAACCTATATGGAAAAGATGGTCGATATTACGCTGAGCAGCCAGTTCATTTTCTCAAGTCAGGCAGCCGGTTACATCGATTATGTGAAATCTCGCGATACCATGCCGTTAGCATTCTCTATTGAAGATAGTGAAGGGAATGGATATGCCTTTGAATTCCCTGAACTGGAAGTGTCAGAAGCCAATCACCCGGACGGTGGTGGCGAGGATACGATCATGCTTGATGTGAGCTTTAACCATATCAATGTATCGCCAGTGATTACACGAATTATTGCACCTTAACCTTTTGGCCCTTCGGGGCCTTTCTTTTTGGGATAGAACCATGGCTTTAAAAGTCGCAATTACTCAAAACAAAGAAGTGTCAGCATGGCGTGAATTCCAGGGCGCTGAATTTAAAATACGTGGCATTGCCCATAAGGCATTTCAGGTCGCTGAAGAACGTGCCCGGAATCAGGTCGTATCTAAAGGATACGATGTTTACTCAGCCGATAATGAAGATAAGCTTTACCATGAGCTATTAATTCAAGCTGCCGCTGCCCATCTAATTGAGGACTGGAAAGGTGTTGAACTTATCGAAAATGGCAAAACGATTGAGCCGCCATATACACCTGAAAATGCATTCAAATTGCTGAACCTTGGTGATATTGGCCTAGCTATTTATTCGTTTGTTAAAACGGAATCAGAAAAACTCCAAAAAGAGGCGGATGGATTTCGTGATGAAGTCGTGGGAAAGTCACCGAGCTCTACCAGTACCTCAACCGATACGCCGGACTCAGTGAGCACGAAATAAAACAAAGGGAAGCATTAGGAATCAAGCAGCCTGATCCACCCCTATATTCCTATGTAGCAAACGCCTTGCTCGAAGCATACAACACAATTGCCCGCTCTCGACGGTATGAGCAAGGCACGCCACTTTCCCTCAGTATTGCCGATCTAAATACTTACTGTGAACAGTATGAGTTGCCGGTAGAGCGATACATCTTCAACGCTGCCATCTTTGCAATCGATAATATTTATCTGGATGAAGCGTTTAAAGCGCAAGAGAAAAGAAGTCGGGAGCTGAAGAGGAAACGTTAAATCACTCAACCGACTTGACTTGGCCCTGAATTGTAATGATCTAGGGCTTTTAAATTTGCGAACAAAAAAATTTAGGTATTTTTACCTGTTTCAAAATAAGCCCTACAGAAATGTGGGGCTTTTTTATTGCCTGATTTTTTGCTTTACCACTGGCTAGGCTGATCCCCGAAAGGAAGATGGTCGTTTCGACTATTCATTGCATCTTCTTGCCAGTGTTTCTTTTTTTAATGAGTAGTCGGAGCATACCAATGAATGCAATCGTAAAAATTGAGAACCACACCCCATTTATCGAAGTTGAATTAAATGGAAAAGTTCAGCTCGGCGTGAATGCGAGGGATATGCATTACTGGCTTGAGAGTAAGCAGGACTTTTCAACATGGATTAAGCGCCGAATTGCCAAGTATAAATTTCAGGAAAATATTGATTACCTGATCCACCAAGTGGTGGAGCAGAGTGCGAGTGGCGCAAAACACAAAACAGAATATTTGCTGACAGTGGATATGGCTAAAGAGCTATCCATGGTTGAGTGTACTGATCGTGGGCGCGAGGTGCGTCTGTACTACATTGAGCAAGAAGAACTGGCTCGTCAGCTTAAAGACGGGCTACAGGTACGCATTGGGAAACTTTCAGCACAAGTAGAAATAATTACCCAATCACTCTCTGAAGCTGGTCGATTCTTGTCGGTAAATGGAAAACAAACTAAGCCGGCACTACTAAAAGAACTGGATGAACTAATCAAAGAGGCTCAGCCAGAACTAAAACTCGAAGGGTCGCATTTGAAATGCGACCCATTATAACCATGCCTCCTTCGGGAGGTTTCTTTTTGAGCTAATAAAAAGTATCTTACTTCCTATAATAAATATTCGGGGGTAGGTATGTGGAAGTATATTGGATTAATATTTATAAATTATTTAGCAGTAAGTGCTTATGCAGGATTTGAAACACCTCAGGAGCAGAATAATAAAAGACTAGCTGAAAGATTAACTGAGACTGAAAAATATACTAAAAGCATTGTCGGAAGGACTGCTTGGTATAATTCTACAGGTTGCATAGCTGAGCCAATCTATTCTGACAAGCAACACATGAAATATAATGATGCAGTCTATTCTACTAACAACGTTTATGTTCCTTTAGAATTTTTAGATGCTGAAATTTTGCAGGATACTTATCAGGATTATATAACCTTTAAAGTTAAAATTGACAATAAGGACGAAGGGTATATTAAAGTTGGTAGTGCCTCCCAAATAGAAATAAATGATAAGTCGTGGGGATGTTTCAAGCCTTCAAAGCCCCAAGCGAAAGAAGAAATAAAACCAAATGAAAAATACTCTAATGATATTTTATTCGGCTGGAGTGCCAGTTGTAGAAAAGACCCTTTTAATAGTAGAAAAATATGCCATGTTAGTAGAGACCAGTTGAGAGTTTTATATATTGATGGCAAGTATGCGGTTAGCGTGGGTAAAAATCATTATCCAGGTACTGAAAGCGCAATAAAGATTGATGATAATGTCCATTATTCGGGAAGAGAAGGCTTAATCAATCCAATGTATGCAAACTTAATAGTTAAACAAATGAAAGAAGGTAGCAAGGCAATAATCCGTTACAGAGAATGGCCTTATGACTATGACAAAGATTCCGAAGTGGACTTGACTGGTTTTACAAAGAAATTAAGTGAAATGTTAGAGTGGTATAAAAAACTTTAATTAAATTGGCCTGCTTAAGCAGGCTTTTTAATATTCTGAAATTAGCGCCTAAAAGCGCTTTTTTATTACCTAAAGGAAAGTGAGATGACTCAAGAATCCCGCTTGGTGGTCACTATTGACTCCAAAAATGCCGAAAGAAATGCTCGAAATCTGGCAATTGAATTAGAAAGTATCGAGAAGAAAGGTGATTTTGCCACCAAGTCTATGGATTCTATGTCGGTAGCTACACGCCAACTTGCTGGTTATATGGCTGGACTTGTAACTGTAGGGGCTGCTGTATCAAAAATAGATGCTTGGACAGGTTTGCAGAACCGACTCAAGTTAGTCACTAACTCTCAGATTGAATTAAACAAAGCAATGAGCGATACATTTGAGATTGCTCAGAAAACACGTCAGTCATGGGATGCAGCGGCACAGGTTTATCAAGGTTTTGCGAATAATGCCAAGACCTTGGGTTTAAATATGCAAGAAACTGCACGTCTAACCGAGACAGTTTCCAAGGCAGTTGCAATCAGTGGGGCAAGTGCAGCCAGCGCCGAGGCTGCCTTAGTCCAGTTTAACCAGGCTTTAGCATCTGGCACCTTGCGTGGTGAAGAGCTTAACTCTGTCATGGAGCAAACACCGGGGCTGGCTAGAGCAATTGCACAGGGCATGGGCATTACTATAGGACAGCTTCGCACTGTTGCAGCAGAAGGAAGGATTACATCTGAAGTGCTTGTTAAGGCCTTAAATAACTCGCAGCAGGCAGTAGATGATTTATTTGCCAAGACTGATGCCACTATTGGGCAATCACTGACTATGCTTAACAATGAACTTACCAAGTTTGTTGGAGAGGCAGGCAAAAGCTCAGGGGCAGCAAATGCCTTGTCAGGATCTATACAAATACTTGCTACTAACCTTGAGCTTATTGCTGACGGTGCCATGGTTGCTGGTATTGGCTACCTTGGGACAGTGATTGCTGCTAAATCTGCGATTGTTCAGAAAGATATTGCGATCACCTTGGGAAGCATTGCAGCATCCAAAGAGAAGGCTTTAGTTGAGGCAGCAGAAGCGGCGGCTCAGGTTCGATTAACACAAGCTCAAGTTGTTAATACCCAATCTACACTTGCAGCAATTGCGGCAGAAAAAGCTTTAGAGGTGGAGCGCTTAAAGGCTCAGATTAATGCAGTTGGTCGCACTAAATCTCTAACCCGAATGGCTGAGCTCAAGAAAATTGAAGCTCAAGCTACGAGAGAGCTTGCAGCAGCTGAAACAGCTTTAGCAGCAGCTCAGGCACGTAGCGCAGCTGCACAGACCGCATCCGTTGGAATGATGGGAGCTATGGCTGGCGCTGGACGTACTTTGCTGGGCGTTTTAGGTGGTCCAGTTGGTATAGGGCTTACCGTTGCCTCGCTTGTTGCGACCTACCTACTGTTTCGGGACAATGGGGAAGAAGCCAATAAGATGCTTGAGCGGCAGGCAAAATATGCCGAAGTGACCGCTGAAGAGTTTCGCAAGCTTAATAAGCTAAAACAGGAAAGTCTTACTGATCAGGCTCAGAAAGATTTAGCTGACTACAACAAAGAACTGGATGTTAATGCAAACCAGTTTAATGCGGTGGTCCGCCAGATGATCGCTTATGCTCAGCAGAATAGTGCTTCTGCTCAAACTATTGCAGAGTTGCGAGAAATTGAAAGGGGCCTTAGAGAGGAAACACTTTCTCTTGATGAAGCTATGAAAATCCTTTCAAAGAATGAGGGCTTGCCTAAAAACCTTAAGGATAAAGTGCTTGAAGCTGCGGAAGCTTATTTTAAGACTGAACAGAACGTATTTAAGGCCGAGAAAATTGTTAAAACCTTTGGCGGTACTGCTGTTGTTACAGGGAATAACGCCCAGACTCTGGCTTCAAGAACTCGTGAATTAGGTAATGAAGCTGAAGGCGCATCCGGAAAAATTAAAACTCTTGACGACAAAGTAAAAGAGTTAAACAAGTCTTTGTATGATCGCGCTTGGGATGCTGCTTTTAAACGTACTCTAATTGATAAGTACGGTATGTCTATTGAGCAAGCTGAAGACCTTTTAAAGATCCGACGTGAAAATGAGAAAAAGGGTGTAATAGGGGTAACGCTAGCTCAAAAAGAACTGGTTAAAGTCGTTAGTGCGGAAGAAAGTAAGCTGCAAAATACTATTGATAAGCGCAAAGAGGCAACTAGAGAGCTTGAGAAACAAACCAAGCTTACCGAAAAGCAGTTAAAGAATGGTCAGCGGCTTATTGGTATTTCTGGCAACTCTGGTATTGGCACTGGTGCTCACCTTGATGTTCGTTATGGCGGTTCTCGTGATGGAGAGAAGGTGTCTAAGGCGCACTTAGCAAGATTGCAGGCAGGAGGAAAGTCACTTTCATCTTACAGAGTCACTTCTGATTACGGACAAAGAAAGGCCCCAACTAAAGGGGCTTCTTCTTTTCATAAGGGTATTGATTTTGCTATGCCAGTAGGCACGCCAATCACCACAAGTGTTGCCGTAAAAGATGTAAAAACTGCTTATGATGCTAAAGGAGGCGGTTACTACAGCACAGTAACTTTTGAAGATGGCGTAGTACTGAAGCTGCTTCATCAGGCACCTTCTGTCATGTCTAAAGTTAAAGGTGGCTCAAGCGACGGTACGCTTAAATCCAATCAGGACTTAGAGCGGCAGGCTGAACAACAAGCTAAAACACAATTGCAGTTGCAGATGGCAGTAGCGACCGAAAGAAAACGGATTGAAACTCAGCTTCAGGAGGATATTAAGGAAATCAATAAAGCTGGTTTTTCACCTGAGGAAACCAAGCGACTTATTGCTGAATATCAAGCTCGTGCAGACAATGATATTGCAATTGCTCAGCACGCCTTAAAAACGAAACTGGATGACTATAAGGACTTCCAGAAATCTGAAGAAGAGCTTTTAAAAGACAGCTTTGATCAGAGAAAGTTTTATGCAGCACGTGACATTGAACTAACCAAGCAGCAGCGTGATGAGGCTGTTAAGTTGCTTGATAGGCAATTGAAGCAGGAGCAGGCTGCGTTAATGCTAGCCAAGGAAACCCGAATCTTTCAAGCCAGTCAGGCTATTTATACTGAGATGGAATTAATTCAGAAGCGTTATGAATTAGAACGCAGAAAGATTATGGAAATCCAAGATTTGGAAGAGCGTAGTGCTCTGCTGGCGGGTTCGCATATAAATCAGGCTAAGGATGAATCTGCACTTAGGGATAGCACTTTAAGCGCTTACTCCAACATCATGGGATATGAGGAATCACCCTTAATTCAACAGTTTGAAGTTCTGAATAAGATGCGCGAACTTGATCTATTAAATGAAGAAGCCTATCAAAACGCGAAGCTTCAACTTCAGGTGAAATACTCATCAAGCTATATCGAAAGTATGCTTGGTGGATTTTCTTCTTTGGTGGATGAAAATTCCAAAACCTATGCAGTGTTATTTGCAGCTCAAAAGGCATTTGCTGTGGCTCAAGCCATGATAAACATCCCTTCAACATATTCAAAAACTGTTGAAGCTGTTTCGGGTATCCCAATGATAGGCCCATACATTGCACCAGCAATGGGTGCAGCTGCGGCAGCTTTGCAGGTTGCTCAGGCGGCAAGTATTAAGTCAGTAAATATGCAGGGCTTTGCTACCGGCGGTTACACTGGCAACTACGGTAAAAGCGAAGTGGCGGGTGTAGTACACGGGCAAGAATATGTTCTAAATGCTGAGGCGACGCGCCGAGTTGGCATTAATACTTTAAATGCTATCAACAGTGGCGCTGACATTCAGGCAGAACGTCAAGCGCAGGCTAATGTGAAAGCTATGCCACAGCAATCCCAGCCACAGGTGATTGATAACAATCTACGCGTAATCATGGTTAAAGATGAGAATGAAGCTAAGGATTGGCTGTATAATGCCGAAGGAGAGAAAGCATTTCTTTACCATTTAAAACGTAATCGCAGCAAAATTTAGAAAAATAGGAATAAGTATGAAAAATGGTCTATTAAGAATCTTGGTGGTTAATGCAAACGACCCAGAAGTTATAGCGCAAAATCAAGTTCTTCCAATCACCCTTAGTGTAAATGGTCAGCTGATAAGTGGTGAGTTAATATCTCGAAATGAATTTTACGCATTAGAGCAAAATGTGATTCTGAAACATTATGTGGATTTCATTAATGAGGCAGAAATTAAAGAAAATGGAGCGCCCCGAGAAACCCCTATGGATGAACTCCAATTACTTCATCTAAAAAATGCTGCTTATTGGGTGAATGGAGCAAAAATTCCATCAGGAGCGGGAACAAACATCGTAGTTAATATTGATTCAGTAGATGCATTTAATATTGGATCACTGAAAGTCGGTTAATTATTAGTATTTGCAACCGCCCTAGTGGCGGTTTTTTAATGCCCAAATTTTGAGGACAAAATGAAAATACAAACATCATATGGCGAGGTGCATGTATTAACAAATTGCCCTCTACTCGAATCGACTGAAAGCCTGGAATGGATGACTGAAGTTCATGAGGCGTTTGATGGTTCTGAGGTCCGCTATCCGCTTCGCGATGCACCGCGGCAAATCCTGAATTTCAAGTACACGGAAATGCGTAAAGCTATGGGTGATCTGTTTCATATGCTCTATGCCAATTTGCGTAAACAGTGGGGGATTCCGCTGCGTCAGATTAAGCGAAGCATTCCAGATATTAGTGATGGTGATTTCCTCATTCTCGATGCAGCAGACACCATAGCCGACCTTAGAGTCGGTTTTGCTTTTATTGAGAGCAAGGAAGGTGGTCAGGTCGTGGAGATTGTTAGCCGCGGCCGCTACATCATTATCCAAGAAGAAATTCGGGACCCGGAAACGGATGAGGTGATTCAAGAATTGATCACTGAATACCAGGACGGCTTTCGACTGGCTGCCAATATCACAGCAACTAATGCCGTGATTATGCCGTTGCGGATCTGCATCATTGACGGTGATGCGTCAATTAATACTGGCGGTTTCTGGTCCAATACTTCAGTGGTTTTTCGGGTGCTGGCAGAGGACTTGCCAGAGCATGAAGGTGATGTGCCGGAACAGTTTAAAGGCCAAGACATTTACTTCAAGCCGTTACTACTCGATGGTGACTCATTAGAGATGACACTGACCCAGCATCAGAACATTGTTGATGGAGCCATGGGTGGTTTTCAATCTTACACACATCATGCAAAACCCAAGTATCTAAAGCCTTTCACCTCACTATTAAAAAACTGGCCTGAATTCAACGAATATCGCCGGTTCTTGTTTCGGCGGTCTGGGCGTTACCGTGCATTCTGGATGCCGCTTTATGAGCAGCACCTGAATATCCTGAATGCTGGGAATATTACTACCAGTCTGGTTGTAGACACCCAATATATTGTTGAAGCTAATCGTAAGCACATTGCAGTTAAGCGCAAGAATGGCACCTGGTCAGCGCATGAGATTACCAGCTGGTCCGGTGGCTCATTCACGATTTCACCGGCAATAAATGCACATCGAGACGACATTAAAACCATTTGCTATCTGGGACTTCATCGCCTGGATGCAGACCGGATCGAGTTTCAGTTTTTAGGTGCCGGTAAATCAAGAATTACTGTCCCAATTGTGGAGATTGATAGCTAATGGCACGCTCAGAACTTTATCAATTCAAACATGGGGACAAGCAATGGTTTTTTACCAGTGCACGTAAAGCAATTATTCATAACAACATTACGCATTACCCGGTGCGCGGTTTGAGTCGTGGCGATATTGAAGATGCAGATATTGATAAATGCGAAGTCGAGCTGACCTTTCCGCATCCGTATCCGTTATTCAATGATGCTGATGATAACTTCAGTCAGGTGTTCTTAAACAAGATTTATCTGGAATCGGTACATTTTACGTTGATCGAGCTGGATGAAGGGGAAGCACTGGTGCTGTTTAAAGGCCGTGTGACCCAGCCAAAGTTTGATGATCGTGACAATACCATGACGCTTGTATGCTCTACTGCTGAAAGCTTTATGCGTCGCAACATTCTGACTCGTAAGTATCAGCGCACCTGCCCGAATAAGATATACGACAAATACTGCGGCCTTAATTTTGATGAATGGTCATTTGATGTGACTGTGACCGCAATCAATGGTCTCGAAGTCACTTATACCGTGAATCCCACACAAGTCATTGATGGACAGGGTAATCCGGTGTTTGAGCAGATTCCAGTGCTTGATGAGCTCGGCCAACCTGTTCTGGATGAGCAGGGCAATCCGACATATATAGATGGCGAACCGGTCATGGAAATCAAGACATATAAATCAGGATGGCTCAGCCGGGGATTGCTTAAAAAAGATGGGGTATTCACTTTCATCATTGGCAATAGCACGAACGGTAACATTCGTCTTTATCGGCAGCATGTAGGCCTAAAAGTCGGTGATGTTGTACGAGTGGCTCCGGGCTGTGATCAGTCTTTGAAGACCTGTGATGAAGATTTTCATAACCATAAAAGATATGGCGGTCATACAAATATGCCGACAGAGAATCCTGTTGAAACTCAACTGATTAAATAATTAAGTAGGTATGCCATGCTGGTAATTTTGCTTCTGTTGGCCTTATTTGTGCCTGCATTGTGCTTTCGCTCATCTGTAAAAATTCCAAACGATGTGCAAATGCAAAAAGCGATTGCTCCATTGTTATTGGGTGCGCTCATTGCTGGTGCTATTTCACTTGTCGTGGGTGTCTATACATTTCTGCAAATGCGTAAGATGCAGAAAAAGAATCAACCAAAACCAAACCAGCTAGACGGCACCATCGCGGATGAAGGTATTTCATTTTATGACCTGGCCGGCAGTCCGCATGTGCATACCAATATCACTGATATTTGGGATAAAACCAGTCAAGCCATCAAGAAAAAAAGCGGTGGCTTTCTGGGTATGGGTAAAACATCACAAGTCACTGGCTACCGCTATTACGCTAAATTTGCAGCGTTTATTGGTAACCGGATTGAAAAGTTTATCGGAATTAATTTTGATAATCGTGGCTGGATTTTACATGATCCATTGAAGCATCCACCTAATTTTTTACCAGTTCAGAACCTAAATTTATTTGGCGAGGACGAGGGCGGTATTGAGGGGACTATAGATATCCAATTCGGGACACCAGATCAAGAGCCAAATAAGGAGTATCAAAAATACTTTCCTTTGGTGTCAGGTTATCCATATCAGTCCTATTTAGTGTTTCGCAGAAGTGCCGATCATGGCTTCTACCTCGGCAACTCTGGCTATATGAAAGAAATGCTGCTTTGGGTGAAGCGTACGCGAGTTAGAAATGATGGGCGTGGACAATGGTATGAAATTCGTGATGATAGAGCGATTGTTTGTGAGGTCAATGCGACATTAATTCCAGCTGACTACCTTGCACTGGTTACTCAAGTTCAAATAAACCCGCCGCAAAATAAGTGGTATGGAACATCAAACGAAGATAATCAATATCATGAGTTTACAAGGAAAGGGCTAATAGTCGGGTATGTTCACAACTTTTATTCGCAGTTTGGAAGTTACGGTAAAGAAGGTCGGGTAAAGACAACTTTCCCAGACCTGAACGGCCTAGTAATGGAGATTGAAATCTGGGGTGATGACGGAATTTCATTTTTTGAGTGGAAAGGTGGCGGCTCCAAATTAGTGCGCGAATTTTCTGAAGATGGCTATACCACCTGCCGAAAATATTGGATTATTTTTGATCCATTGTTTCCTGATAAAAGTTTAAGTTTTGGTATTACCGACCAAATTCCGGCCGGTTCAAATTCTAATCACAAGTGTGTAATCTGGGCAAGGCTTGTGCTTGACCCGTGGGCTGGATCAGGAGATAGCGATAATAATGATGCTGTTGATATAAACCCGATTCACAAGCTTCGGGAGATACTGACTGATGACACAGCCATGGGTAAGCCTGAATCAGATGTGAATGATGCTAACTTCATGAAAGCAGCTGACAGAATCTGGAATGAAGGGCTAGGGATTTCATGGGCGATTGATGAGAAATCTTGTATTGATGCAATCGAGGAGCTTTGTTATCACATTGAAGCCGGAGTTCGCGTAAATCGTCAGACCGGTTTATATGAGATGGTTCTGTTTCGTGATGACTGGTTTTCTGAAGAAGAAATCCACGACATTACAGAAAACAAGATTAAGAACTTATCACTTGAAATCATGAATAGTGATGACATTGTTAATCAGCTGAATGTCACTTATTACGATAGAGAGCGCATCAAGAATTCTGCCTTTTCAGTCTATGAGAATGGCTCGATTTTGACGATGGGACATGTTAATGCTGAATCGGTTGATTTTCCATACTTCATGAATATGCGTAATGCTGAAATTGTAGCGAACTGGAAGTTAAAACAGTTTTCGACTCCAGCCTGGTCTGGCAGTTTTGCAACCGGTTGGCGTGAAGCGCGCAAATGGAACCGCTATGACTTGATTCGCTTGCCCTGGTCTAAGAAGTGGAGCGGCACCATTCTGGTTCGCATCATGAAAATTAATTTAGGTAATGGTACTGACAATACCGTAACCATTGATTTTGAAGAGATAGTGCCGTATTCCGGAGAAATGAACACCAGCATTGTAGCTGACGAGTCTTTGAATCAAGGCGCGTTGCCGCCACAGCCAGCACCACATGAGATATTTGAAGCACCATACTATCTCACTGTGTTAAAAAGCGGCCAGGTTAATGCTGATTTAGAGCTATCTAATAATCCTGAAATTGGCTATGTCGCTGCAATCGCAGCAAAACCACAGAGCAACTCATTAAGCGCATTACTCTATACAGATGGTAGTACAGGTAATTTTGAAGAAGCTTCGCGACTTGATTATTGCGATATTTTACAGCTTGATCAGACTATTGATGAGGCAACTCACTCATTCACAGTTACCGGTTCCTTAACTCAACCGGCAAATTCAAATAATTTAATCTTTTTAAATGATGAGTTGATGGGTTTTGTGAGTTTTGATGCCGAAACGAAACTTCTCACTGTGAAACGTGGTGTGCTCGATACTGTACCGAAAAAGCACAGCAACGGACCTTTATTTGTATTTGATTTACCTGACGTTGCTTTTGATTCAGCACAATATTCACGCAGTGAGATTGTTCAAGCCCAAGTTTTGACTACTACACCAAGTGGCGTTCAGGAGCTTGTGAGTAACGGTAAAAACATTGAAATTTATGCTCGTGCAATCCGCCCATACCCGCCAGCTAATGTAAAAATTAATGGCGAGTATTGGCCCGAAGATATTGAGACTGATTTAATCATCACTTGGTCTGACCGTAATCGTCTAAGCCAAGATATTTTAGATTGGTTTGACAGCAGCATTGCAATAGAGCCGGGAACTCAAACGCATTTAATTTTAAAGCAGCTAGATGAGAATAATCTTGAAGTTGCAACGACAAATGCAAATGTCACCGGCACTACAAGCTACACCATGCCGATTTCATCAATGCAAGCTGCTACCCGTACAGCAAGCATTACTTTAAAAACGGTACGGGATGGCTACGAGTGCTTGAATCCATTTATGCATACGGTTGAATTATCTCAATTCTTTTCAGCCCCGTATGATCTGATAGTTGAGTTTAAAAATGACTAATCGTTTAGAGACAAGCTGGAAACTGGATGGATTTGTAGATGAGCAGCGTTATTACTGCTCTGAAACAGCATTTACAGCAGAAACAAAACCAGAGCCCAAAGTTGTTTTAGCTGGTGATTTACGGACATATAGTGATACCGATATTGAGTTTGGAAAAACATATTATGTTGCTGTTGGATCTGTGAAAAATAGTGCTGAAAAGCTGAGTGAAGTTAAGTTGGTTCGTACTGTTGGTGATGAATACTGGACTAATGTTATTTCTCTTCTTCATTTTGACAATAGCACTGATGATGAAGCAGGTAGATTATGGTCTAAAGTTGGTTCTATAGAATTTATAGATAATCCTGAATTTTTTGGCAAAGCAGCACATTTTGATAGCACATCAAATTATATACATACAGATGCTGCTGAATTTTTCGACTTTAATGATTCTTTTACCGCTGAGTTTAGTGCAAAAATTATTGCAAGACCATTAGCTTCAGGGCTTGGCTCAATTATAAATATCGGTATTCCAAACACAATCACTCTATACAGCGGGTTTGGTGTGGATTCGTCAGGACTACCGTATTTTTATGAATACAACAATAATACTGGTACTCGATTATTCGGTAGCTCACCACTTCCGCTCAATGAAAAGAAACACTTTGCACTCTGCTATGACAAGACTACAAATATTCTTTCTATATTTATAGATGGCATTTTGATTGCAAGCAGAACTATGCCAGCCATCACTCGACCGACGGACCAAAGGTTTACAATCGGGAGTGGCTACACAAACTATATGACTAACTGCATTTTAGATGAATTTCGATATACAAAAGGTGTTGCACGATACATTGAAAACTTTACCCCGCCCGATGAGCAATTTCCAAATTATTAATTTATATCCCGCTCCGGCGGGTTTTTTATTGCCAAAAATAAGGGGGTCTTATGACCGAAAATGAGACTTACGGTGTCAGACTCGAAAAGAAAATCGATTCTATGCAGTCTGATATTCGAATGCTGTCCGATCACGTGACCAAACTAACCTTCATTAATGAAGCTCATCAAAATGCAAGTGCCGAAAACCGAAAGGATATTGAGAGCTTACTGACCCGTGTAGGAACGCTAGAAAACAAATCAGCACAACTTGATGGTGGTCTTAATGTCATTCGAATTGCAATCACGCTATTAGCTGGAGTCTTTATTGGGGTGTGCACATGGGTGGGCTCTTCAATCATCCAGACCACACAAGAAAACTCACTACTTAAAGAAAAAATTGCTCGACTTGAAGCAGACGTGGCAACACTGAGGGATTATCGAAAATGATCAGCAATGACCACACGCGAACAATACTCGCGTTTATAGCTATGGCCATGTCGCTTCTATGCATCATTGGCCTTTTTTTTATTGAGATGCCGGATAAGAACCGAGACCTGATCAATGTTGCTTTGGGGGCAATTTTAGGCTGGTCCGGGACGGTGGTTGCTTTCTACTTTGGTAGCTCCGACCGACAACAGAAAACTCAAGATGACAGCCGCCAATAGGCGGTTTTTTAATGGATAAGATTATGCAAAAAGCAGAAGTATTTTCATGGCTGCGCGCTATGTCAGGCGGAAAGCTCACTCAAGCGCAAGTAGAAGCTGGTGATCGAATCATTGCAGAGCAGGGTATTGAAATATTTGCTCAGTTGATCGGCTTTAAGTTGGATAGCAAAATCAGTGGGCAATGGGATATATCTGAAAATGGCTATGCACTCATCCGTGATTCTGAGGGGTTTAGGGATAAAGCGTATAGAGACACTGGCGGGGTCTGGACTCTCGGTTTTGGAACTATTAAATATCCAGATGGCCGATCGGTTAAGCAAGGCGATACATGTACGCGCGAACAAGCTGAACAATGGCTTAAGTCAGATTGCCGCTGGGTCGATGCCTGTCTTGATGAATACGTGAAAGCTAATATCAACCAGAATCAGTTTGATGCGCTCGCTTCATTTGTTTATAACATTGGGGAAAATCAATTTAGGTCTAGCACCTTACTTGCCAAGTTAAATGCTGGCGATTACAGAGTTGCAGCTGCTAATTTTGACCGTTGGATTTATGATAATGGGAAAATTATTACTGGCTTAGTAAATCGTCGAGCGCGTGAAAAAGCATTATTCATGAAGGGATGATATGAAATCCCTTCATCTGGTCTGTGCAATTTCACTTAGTTCCTTTATATTATTCTTTTAATGACTACAATTAGTAAGGCACAAAATGATTAATATAAAAAAAACAGTTGCTGTGGACTGCGATACCGTTTTAGATGCGCCATCTGATGCAAATGTAACAATAGAAGATACAAATGCCGAGCGTGTTAAAACGGTATATAAGCTTCGAGATTCCAATAATATTAGAGAGAAAATACTAGAAGCTTTAGTTAATGATACTCCACCAGAAGTCATAGATAGGTTTATTTTAGCGCTCCAAAATCTTGATAATAAATCTAAAGATCAGGTCGAATTAACAGCTCATAGATCAGGGATTGTTGAGTATTTAAAAACTACTTTCAACGTAAGTAAATTTGCACTTGAAGTGTACAAGGAAATACTCAAATACTTTCCGACTTAATTATAATCAGTTTTTGTTCAAATTCTTTTGAGAAAATACAGCTTCTTAATTCTTTAATTTTATTTGCTAATTTTTTGTTTTTTTTGATTTTAGCACTTACTTCTAAATTAAAAAGGGATTTTAATATGGGCTGATGCTGTCGACCAGAGTTTTGTACAGGCTTCATAACATCCGCTGTCAACTTGGCGGATTTTGAAGCGTTATAGTCACTTCTGTTGGGTCTATATGGCAAGTCATCATAAATATGAAAACATGTATGGACTTTCTCAAAATATGAAGAGTTAATCTGAACATTAGCTGATCTATGTGCAACAACCCCAAAACCACAATTAATAGCTTCTAATCTTCCGATGGTGTGCATTTTGTCTTGCTCCTACGGGTATAAATTTACCCTAATTTAAATTGGTATTTTTAATTACTTCTCAATTCTCAGCATCTCATCCCATTTAAAAGGAGTTTTGCTCATTAGCATAGCGTGGGAAATTGGAAAAAACGGATAATCTTTGCAGTTATACTGGATATGAAACTAAAAAGAAAAATTATAAATTACTTTTATATGCACGGAGAAGCACTATGAGAATTCTATCTAAAATCTTTATATTTTCACTTATACCACTTATCGGTATTTCATCTGGTTTTTCAAAAGAAATAGATCCTGAAGAAAAATGTTCAGTAAATGATAAGCAGCAGGAGCTTGAAGATTTTAAAAGAATGAAAATTGAAAGTGTAGGGGTAATGAATAATGTTAAACGAATTTATTATGGAAATAAACTCAATGAATTTGGTGACTTACGCTTGCCAGCAACAGGTAAAGGTCCTTTTCCCGTTGCTATAATTGTTCATGGTGGAGCATGGCAATCAAATGCTGATTTAGATTATATGGCATCTATTGCCGAGGTATTAAGAAATCAGGGGATAGCTACATGGAATATTGAATATAGCCGACTGGGAAGTGGTGGAGAATGGCCATATTCCTTTAAATCTGTTTCAAAAGGGGCTGATTATTTAGGAACTCTTGCAGATTCTTTCCCTCTGGATTTAAAAAGAGTTATTTCAATAGGGCATTCATCGGGGGGACATTATGCTTTATGGCTTGCTGGACGAAAAAATTTAACAGATAGTTCCGAATTCTATGTGGCTAAACCTATAAATATTAAAGGAGTAATCTCTTTAGATGGCTCGCCGAATTTAGAAGCATTTGCGGGTCTTACTAGAGGCGAAAAAGTTATCCATAAGTTATTAGGTGAACCTAATACTGAAGAATATAAAATAAGATTAATGCAAACTTCACCAAGTGAAATGAATATGAGTAATATAAACCAATATTTTATTACACAACAGAGTGATAGATTACCAGCTATATTGAATTATATAGAAAAAAATAAAAATGCTGGAGCAGATATAGATTATAAGATTATATGTAAAGCAAATCATTTCACAGTAGCTGATATGCACAATTCACAAGTGAAAAAAATATTAATAGACCAAGCTAATAAAATGGTCAAATAAAAAATTTATCATGAAAATAGATGACTCAAATAACCATTAGTGTAAATCCCAAAATTATGTAAAAGCCCTCAAGAGAGGGCTTTTTTTGTAATTTGTCCATTAGGGCTAAAATTGGAGTTTATCAACAAACCCCACCAACTTCATAAAACTCCAGCTGCTCTTGTTCCGAAAACCAAGGATTATACTTGAGCGCCCATCCCGGACTTTTCTTGTACGGCCTGGCTCGTTTGATCATTTGCTCAATGTAGAATTGTTCCCAGGGTTTCATTTCTCAGCCCAGCCATCGACCATGTCAGCCCAGTCTTGCATCATTTTCCTGCGGTCACTCAGCCATTTAGCGTGATCATATGTAGCCTTGACCTTATCACCCTTAACATGAGCAAGCTGCAGCTCAATCCAGTTTGAATTGTAGTTCGCTTCATTTAGATCAGTAGACGCTGTAGCTCTAAAGTCATGCATGGTGATATGACCTAATCCCATATTGCGAAATGCCTGATTTAGTGTTGTAGGTCCGATCATAGATTCATTTTTTACCCCGGGGAAAATATAAGGGCTATCAGGGTAAGCAGCAAATTGCACTTTTAATATCTCTATTACCTGATCAGATAAAGGCACAATATGGATTCGGTTCTTTTTCATGTTGCGCTTGCCTGCTAGAATTTCTGATCTGGTTGCAATCGGAATGGTCCAGGTGCGAGCATCAAAATCAATATATGACTTTAAGCCTCTGCGAATTTCAATTGTTCTCAGCATTGTATAGATAAGTGCTTTAAGTGCATTTCTGGTACTAATTGAACCGTCATACTTGCTGATGCTCGGCATAATTTTCTTACGGTCATGAGAGCTGATGGGCTGAGCATTCTCGGTTTCAGGTGCATGAATGTAGCCGCGTAATGCATAAGTAGGGTCGTTAGTTAGCCTGTCCGAAATAATTGCATATTGCATGACTTCGGCAATATTTTGTCGCACCAGAATAGCCTTATTCTCACCAGTACCCTTACCAGACTTCAATACTCGTTTGACTGCATTGTCCATAATGTTTTTAACATCAACAGAGGTAACATCCTTAATTGGCTTATCTCCGATGACTGGGAAAATATCTACTTCGTATGATAGCTGTCGAATGTAAAGCCAGTTTTCCGACTTCGAGTTTTTCTTATGTTCACAGAATTCTTTTGCAATGGATCTAAAGGTTTCTTCCTGGGCTTGCAAGGCTTCTAATCTTTCATTTTTCTTAACTGCAGCAGGGTCAATATTTTTAGCAAGTTGCTCCCGGAACTCATTAGTTTTAGTTCGGGCATAGGACAGACTGATTTCTGGATACTGCCCAATGGTCAGCATTTGCGGTTTATTGAGGAAGCGATAACGAAAGCGCCAGAACTTTTTACCTGTCGGGCGTACTTCCACACATAAACCAGAGTGGTCAGCAACTCTATAGGTTTTTTCTCTTGGTTTTAACTGTTTGATTTTTAAATCGTTTAACATGGTGTGAGTAACGTCCGTAATGAATTAAAAGCCCTTACTCACAATATTACTCACAAATAAAAGTAA